CCCACCGGTTTTCATTACCCCACCCGCCGGGGGCGGGGGATATAAACTTGATGCCGACATGGCGCACATAATTCGCGCAGGGGTTGCAATTGCATCCAATCCAACAGTTCAACGTGCGTACGTAGCAGCCAAAGAAGGTTGGTTATTGTACGATACCAATAAAGCTGCATACAAAGTAGGAGTAAGTAAAGGCAAACAGTGGGAGAAGATGATGCGTCGTAAATACCCAAGATCAAAATTATTCCGTCGTAAAAGGAAGTTTGCGAGAACGATCTCAAGAGCTCGGGCCCAGACTGGAAAAAGAGTTGGATTTTCGACAGCGAAGTACCATGAGTTGGTAGGAGCGTATACGAGTGCGCAATATGCTTTGTACAGCGTAGCGCCTTTCCCTTTGACGTTTCTTCCGGGAGGAACGGCAATTAATGAACGAGAGCGGAACATTGCGAATATCAGAGGATTCAAGATTGCTTTCAGTTGTTTTGCGACCCAAAACTTGGATCAAAGAATGTGTTTCAATTATGCGATTGTGTCACCGAAAACCGAGGCAACTATTACGGCGACAGATTTCTTCAAGGCAGAAGGCAGGAACGATTCGAGGAATATCAACTTTCAATCGAGTTTATTGCCAGAGCCGTTGGACTTCGAGAACCGACCGTTATCAACGGACAAATTCAAAGTGTTCATGCATAAACGGTTCTATATCAATCCCAGGTCGTGGGATGAAGGAGCAAAAGCAATCGGAGGGTCGAACTTGCCGACAGTCCGCAACCGAAAGATTTACGTGAAGATCAACCGACAATTGGCATGGGAAACGCAAGAAGCAGAAACGGGTCTGGACGATCCTATATATTTTATCTTCTGGGCTAGTCAAGTTGACGGAGCGACAGACAGTGCATTGTATGGATCCCGTTATACCGTGACTCAAAGGTGTTCAATTGTTTTCAGAGACCCAAGAAACTAAATGCCGTATTACCCATTATTTGCGAGGTACAGGCAGCAGCGGGCTAATTACAGGAGTTATGTACGTGCTCGAGCTCCTGCTAGCGTGCGTATTGCTCGGTTCAGACGTTATCGTGCTGCAAGGGTTATTCAGAGGAGGTGGACAACAAGGCGAGGGATTAATCGACGATCTAGACTGGTTAGATATGCTGCTGGGACTACTCTTGCGCGTCGTCGTCCTCGGGGGTGTTATCGTCGTTAAGAATCGTTACCCGGTACCGGTCCAACGATAGTTTTTCCATATTAGGATATTCATTTGAGAATACAACGACGTGTGCATTGTTCATTAGATACTTGCAAGTTGAGTCGTACTTTCCACTGTAGACGAACTTGTTCTTGATAGACTCAGCGATTCCGTAGGAGAAGAACTCCATCTTTCCACGGGGTACGTCGAACACGAAGATAGACTTGCTAGGGTCGAGAGAGTAAGCGTAGTCGTCTCGCTTTCCGAATTCAAATCTTTGTACTTTGTCAGGGAACTTTCTCCAAATATAATAACTAAACCAGGATTTCCCCTTACCACCATTACTATCTACGAGGAACTCTATAGTTCGATCGTCTGGGTCTTGCTCGAGTTTTGCGAGGAGGTCTGACTGCCATCCTCGGAGGATTCCTCCATCCAGTTGTTTGGGTTGCCAGAGGACTTCGACCATCCGCATGCAGGACACGCGGTATCGACCGTAGAGAGAGGCGAAGTTTTCGATAACATCGCGGTCGGTGGGTTTGTTGTCGGCGGCAAGTATGTAGTCTTTGAAGGCTTCGAAGTCATTGCGTTTCCCGGCAGTGTTGTTCGTGCCGTACTCATCAAAGTCGCCCTCTTTCTTGCAATAGTCGGCGGCTTGCTGAGAGGTTCCCCTGGCGGTCTCGAGGTGAGCACGGGGGCATAGTAGGCCTTTGACGGTAGTGAGGCGCTTACGGTTTTTAAAGATGACGAAACCTTGGAGGTGGGGAGTGCCGGACTCTCCGGTTTCACGACCGACGACTGCGTATTGGACATGTTCAGATTCGAGCGTGTCAGTCAATAGCTGAGATTCCCCAACTGTGGGATTGTTGAGGGTGAAACACCAGCGGGTGGATTGCGACATGATGAAAATTATGAGAAGTGAGTGCAGGTGTGTGAGGTAATACTGTACTCACACCCCAAACCCCACCGGTTTTCATTACCCCACCCGCCGGGGGCGGGGGATATAAACTT